GTACCAAATAACTTCTAGACCCATTACATTTTCTATATTGTATTTTATCATTATAACTCCGAACTAAAAGCGACTGACGCACCTGCAGCGTTAGTGAAATATATAATACCTTGTCCAGCCGTACCACCTACTTCGCTACCGTTATAAATCATTGCAGTCGTTGTTGATGGTGAAAATATTGTAAAAGAATTAAATGTGTCGGCTAAACTATTTCTATCAGCCCTGTAAAAATCAGTTCCACTTGTTGCTACTAAGGTTGGTGCAATTCTCATTGTTGCTGGAAATTGAACCGTTCCACTTACTTGTGTTGCGCTGTAATAATTACCACTTCCAATAGCAAATATGCTTCCAGATACGTGTAAATAGTAATACCTTTGGCAAGCGGCTAACTCGCCTTGAAATGTGCCACCTGCATATTCAAACGCTGTGGCTATTGAACCTAATCCTAATTTGACTTCAGCAATATAAAGAAAATCACCAAGTGTAGTATCTGTAACATCTGACCAAATAAACAAAATAAGGTTTTGTGTGCTGGCAGTATCTACAGCTGCGCTTACAGAATATGTAGCATAAGACGTAGTTAGATTAAGATTTACTGGAGTATTCTCATAAGTAGCATTAGCAATTAAAGTAGGGTTTGTACCCTCTGCACCCCACGCGCTTATGATGTCGCTAGTTACTGTATCGGCTGTGCCTGACCAAGCCACAATAGCGGCTTTAACATTATCTAATTTAGTGGTTGCAGATACTTTAGCCTTAAAACTAAAATTAACTGTATTGCCAATTAACCCAATTACATCTTTGTTTTCTATGATTGTTGCAATACCAAACTTTTTATTTACAGTTTCTACATCTAAGGCTATAGCAAATTCACCATTAGTCGGCACTGTCGTAGTATCTTGAGTAACATCTATAATATCGTTACCATCGCTAAGAATATACCAGCGGTCTAAAGTATAAGAATCATCATTATTAGCACTACCAGTTGAAGTAAATGATGTGCCACGCTGTGCAACAGCAAAGCTACCATTTATTAAATAGTTCTTACTTGTTGCGCCTGATAATGTGTTTACTGTGCCAGAAAGATCGTTCATATTGGCGGCGGTCAATACCTCGCCCGTTACGTAATTGTCTTTTACTGGAAATCCTACGGCCATGTTTACCCCTTAATAACTTAGGACATTATAGCCCAAAGTGCCATAAATCGTATCATTTAGGATAAATGCGTCTATGACTGGCTCTAATGTCGTGAATGTAGTGCGCCAACTATTTGGGGTGATATTCATTCTCACGCCAAAAATCTGTAATGTTTTGTCTAGGGTAGATCCGCCTGGCTGTGTGGTAATTACTTTTATGGGATCAAAAAAGTCTAAGTCTAAAGCTGCTACTACACCTGTATCGTAATTAGGGGTGTATAAGTCAAGCACTATGGAATCTACTCGGATAGTTGTCTCAGCTCTACTGGCTACATAAGCCTGGGCATAATCAAGTGCAACTGCATCGGTCTGCATAAGTAGGTTGTCTAAGAAATAACTGTGTAAGAAATACTTGTCTATGCTGTCTTGGTTTAGTGCTACCTGCGCTGTGCCACCTGACCTAGTAATAGTGGCTTTGTTAAATATAAGCACATCGTTAAGAATCCAACTGGCATCAAAGTAATCTATACCTGTGCCGTTATCTGCAAAGACTGTGGGTGTGCCGCCAATAGATCCAGCTGTAACATCTCTATCTTGGAATACAAACGAACCAGTTGCATCTACATATAGTGCGCCATACTCTGACGTGGCTACAGTAGTTAGAGCTGCTAAGGCTGTGCGGTTAGTGCCGGGATCTGCCTGCATAGTAGTAAGCCCTGCATCTACATCACGCATAGTTGCTGGCCAATCAATTTCATCTAATATCTCGTTAATACGTGTGCCTGATAAGTCGCCTGCAATCGCACCTGTAACTGTGCTGATCTGTGCTAACTGGGCTAATCTAAATGCATCTACAGCTTGTATTGTTGTTATTGCTACATCTTCACCCGATTCACCTGGGTATGTAGTTACATAAGAGGTAATAAATCCTGAAAAAATAGGATAAGTAACACTGTTAAAGGTAGCACTAATCTGCACCTTCTTCATAGGTGTTAATAAATTGTAATACGGGCCAGTAACATTCTGCGGATTAAAGTCGCCATTCTGATCTACTATACGTAAGGTAAGTGCGCCTGTCTGAAATTGATCTGATAGTGCAGTACGGCCTCGGTTAGTCTCTATTCGGTTAATTTGATTTGATACATCCACAATTACAGCTGCTGAATCTGCTAATACGTTAGTGCCTAATATACCTGTATCTAATATCATCGCCTGAGCAAAAGATGGCCCAGTGCTAAAGTTAATTATTGCATTTACTACTGGTACAGTCATTAAAAGCCCTGACCTGCTGGCACTGTGCTATAACCATTACGTGAGGCAACTTGTATAGATTCTGCAATAGCCTGACTTAATCTATCGCCACCTGCTGTTGTATCTACAGTAATGCGTATTTCTTGTGGTGCGCTAGCCATACTCATTGATGGCGTAAATCCTAGGGCTAGACCTAATGCGCGAGCTTCAGCACTATATCCAAAGCTGGGATTATTTATAGCGACATCTGCAAGGTTACCCATGCGACCACCTGCGCCATTTACGATAGTACCGCCTGGGCCTATCTGTGATGGACTTACTCCAAAGCTAAGTAATAATTGTTTAGCAGCCTCGCTGAGTGCGTAGAATTGTTTAGTCAATTCTTCTGTCGCTGTCGTACCGTTCATCTCAGCTAGTAACTTCTTAGCCAAAGCCTCGTTATTATCTAATATTGCTAACTGCGCTCTAAGACGTAATTTAATTTCATCATCTGTGGCAGCGTTTAATGCAGCTGTAAGTCCTATCCGCTCTAGATCAAACTTGTCTCGTAATTCATCTACAGCTGTTTTCTTTTTTAACGCTGCTAGTTCTAAAGCTCTTAGTCTGTCTAATTCTTTTTTCTGTCTAATTTCTACTCTAAATTGCTGACTAGATATACGGCCTGCGCTGCGTTGTTCGTTAGCTGGCAATTCTCTTGCTGGCCTGTTTTCTTTACCAAGCCTAGCCAATAATCCTAATGCGCTTGTTTCATAAAAGGCTTTTCCTATCAAACCGATACCAGGTATACCGCTTAAAGTTTTAAGGAATACTCCTAAGCCTGTAATACTGTCGCCTGTTTGTTTCGCTAATTCTTCCATCTTTTTAGTTGTATCTTCAATATTAGTATCTTTGCCTAATGCGTCAAGCGCACCTAATATACCTTTGCCAATTTCTTCTTTTACATTTTCGCTGGCTACCTTTAACAGATCCATTTTCCCAGCATAAGTAGTTAATCTTGCCTGCGCCTGACCTGCAAACTTGGCATTTAATTCTTCCATAATTTTATCCATGTTGCCAGTCTTAAGCGTGGCTTTACTTATGCCTGCGCCTAGTCTGCTAAGGCCTGCTGTGTTGCCTGAAAATCCTCGTGTTAATGCTGCGCTAACTTCGGAAAGTGATCTACCTGTCGCTGCGCTAACATTTAATGCTGTCTGCAGTGCATCTTGACTTTTTGTAATAGATCCAGTAGCTGTAAGTAATTGCTGAAATGCTGGGCGTAATTCATCATCCAACACGCCATATAACCCTTGTAGCCTTGCTATGTATTGTTCTACTCCTGGTGCTGAGAATGCAAACCCTGTATTACGTAATTGTACTTCTAAAGACTTAGCAGCCTTTTCATCGGCTGCGAATGCTTTTACTGCATTCTTGCTAAAATTTATTAAAGCCCTACCGCTAAATGCTGCAGCAAAAACTTTAGCAAAACTTTTAACTTGTTTTTCAAATGCGCTTACTTCTTTTTTACCTTTTTTTAATCCTTTGTTGTCAAATGTGCTGACTGCACTGACAATTAAATTAGGCACTATGCAGCCCTTCTAATCTCTGTGTCTTTAATAAACTTCTTTGCTACTGTGTCAATGGCATTAACTACTCTAGGAATAATTACATCTTTAGTCTCATCCCAAGCACGATAGATGACACGACCACGTTGCTTGCCTTGACCCTTCATGCTAGATAGCATTTCTGCAGCTGAATTAAATTGCACAGGTGCGTTCGGGTTTAATGATTTATTACCTCTAGGCCTACCAATACGCCCTGCAGTCTCAAAAATTGCGCCTGGTCGAGAATTATTGTAAACATAAAATGCAGCCTTAAAACCTTTGTTATTACTTTTATTTTGTCCTGCAGAATATGCAACCCCATCTTTTGCTAACGCATAATCATAAGGTGGAAATAATCTGTTTGGATCTTTGACAGTATCCAGTGATCCAGTGCCTTTACCCCAGCCACTTAACACTTCATTTTGTGCCGGTAAATAACCACGTGCCCGATCTCGGACAATTAACATAGCCTGCTTAATATTTTTTGACATCTCTTTGTTGAGGTCTTTGTCGACATCTCTCATAGCCTTTTGGAGTTGTTTAACGCCTGTTACGACTACGGGCATTTTTAATCTCCTTTGCTCTATCGCTAAGTACCTGCACGATTGCTCGTAGCATCTCTGAGTCCATATTTATAAACTCACTAGGCGCAATTCCAAGTTCAACGCTGAGACTTGCAATAGCGTATAGCGTGGAATCACGCGGTACTATTTTTTTTCTTCGTCTAATACCTCGACAGTTTCTAAGCTGTCAATAAACTCAATACCAAATATAGGTACAGTCACGTTAGCCCTACGTAAGCACTCATGCGCTAAGAAATAAATCTCAGTCTGCCGTTCGTGGTCACGTAGGACTTTACTAATTCCTGCACCATACTTTAACTCGAAAGCGTACTCGACACCCGGCGTAATCTTGTGTTCAGATACTTCGCCGTTAGCCCTTGTTATCTTTAGCTTTGCCATTACTACTCCTTAATTAAGGTGTTACGTCAACTACTATAACTGAGTTACAAGTAAATGTAATGCTCTGTGTTGAGATGTCACCAACAGCACCATTTAGGTCTTGGGTATTGTTTACCAAAACTGTAGTTTGATACTCTGGGTTTGTAGTGCTTAT